TTATAGCTTCTGGCAATATCGACACCCCTTGTTGTGCGGTTGTAGAAACGTTCTCAGGGAATATTGAAACTTTCCAACCGTCCACACCGTTACAAATCAGCCTTAAAAATCCATAAGGTACATCTACATCTTCACTTGTAGCTGCGTCGATAGTGTCTGTTCCATCCCTTTGAATAGTGATCTTATTTGTTGAAGTAACTGAGCCAGACTCGTCAATAAGTATTAACTCCCCTCCCGCAGGAAATGTTGAAGCTGCTGGCAATGACCAAATCCTCGCAGCAGACATTGTGCCGATTTGGGAAACTACTTTATCAGTATTCACAATTGTATAATCGGAATCATTAACTGTAGTTCTCCTATCGATATCTAAATTTATCCTACCTTGTGCCTTATCCGCTGAATTTAAAAACGTTTGGATATCTGTCGAGTATTGATCTGATATCTTTGTCAATAGCTGCGATATTGTAGTTTTCTTATCAACAGCCAACTCATTCAAATGTAAATAGGCGGAATCGTCAATTGTACCTATTTTGGAAGGTAGTTGCGGAACAGTGATATTTCCCATAATTAATTATTTTTAAAATTTATACTAAAAGCTTTAATGTTTGCCGCAGCAGCACCTTGAATAGGAACATCCCCATTAGCAGCAGGTGTTCCAAAAGTCAAAGTATTGCTACTAATTATCTTAGTGGTACCTGCCGAACTATTAGGTTTGTCAGCAAATCCAAAAACATAATCGTCCAAGTTGGTACTGTCAAAAGCAAAAATCATTGAAAAATGGCCATCTTTTGTTAACCCTGTACCCAAACCTGTGGTAACTTCAACCATATCATTTGTGAACTGGCTCCACAACCCTAAACCATTTAGCATAAAATTCAAATGGTTTAGCGAATAATTCCCATCTAAGGATCCGTTCAGCTTTAACGCTTCTGTAGGCTCTAATTTATTACTTCCGCCTTGCCTAGTTTCTGCCGCAGAGTCGGTCGCCCATTCTATAGTTGTTGTTGGTTTTGTTGACATAATTTATATTTTATTATTCCTATTGATAAGCTAAAGTTGCTAAACCCCCATCTACAATGTTTTGATTTTCATCATAAGCACCCAAGGTCGCCCCCGTGTCAGTTACTATGGTATAATTTTCATTAGTAACTATATTTAAAGTTTCCACAACCCCGAAAGCTATACCTCCAAATATGTTTTGTAATTGGTCAGATGTCCACATACTCTGATAATTAACCTCAATTTGAGATCCGGCATCATCTACAATATTGTTACCCAAATCGTCTTGTAAGTCCGCCGATGTAGCTACAACTTCTGTTGCTATGAAAGGGGTATCTCCGGGGGAGGCGTAAACTAAAACAGAAACCCCAGCAGCTGACAATTTATCCATTATGGAATGTATATTAGGAGGGGTTACAGAACCATTTGTGAATATTGTGTACGATGCGGGAGGATTGTCAGAGTAGACAACTTTAGTTGCTTCGGTTATTAAAGTTAAAATTTCAACCAGATCATCAACAAAACCCCTAGAGGTATTCTTAAATATTTTCAATCTTAAAGCTTCTCTGTAATCATTATCATTTCTACCCCCTCTTTTCTCAACAACAATATCTCCCAATAAATCCAATTGGGCGTTTGTTTGTGTTGAAATATCCAAGAGAATTCTCAAATCTGCAAAAACATCATTCAACTCATCAAAAAAAGGAGATATAGATAATAAAACTTTATTGAAGTTGGGGGCATCTTTAAATTGCTCTATATTTAATTTCTTTATGGTGTCGTAAATACTCATTACAAACTTACCGTCATTCTATCTAAATCAAAATTAGGTTTCTCCCTTATAGACAAATTAACATTTGAAGGTGAATAAATAGGAGTACCACTAGGTAATCCTGTAGCGGCGATAGTTATTGTAACTGAGCCTATCCCCGAAACACTAAACACAGGGGTGTAAAGCTTTTGAGTAACTATAATATCCCCTATATTGAAATAAGTATTTGAAAATTCTAATAAGGCATCCTTGATCGCAGCTTCCCCAGCGATAGGGAATTCTTCTTCATCATTGTAAGAATCGATGACCACGTCAACCCACAAATAATTGTTTATAGGTCTAGTAAATTTTATATTTTGAGGGGTCCCTTGAGCATTAGTAACTTCAACCGTTATGTCTCCACTAGAGGGAATACCTCCCGTCTTAAGCGTAGATAATTTTTCAGCAATATCCGTATTTGACCCACCCTCAACAACAGTTTCATACGATTTTGGCTCTATGCCGTCAACGTCAATTACCAAGGTGTCATTTTCGTAAACCTTACAATAACTCACCCCCACAACATCGTCTAATATTTTTGCTCTGATAGCATCTACAAAATTAAATCCTGAAACAGCTATATTTTGCACCCTCCTTATCCTCAGCTCTTGATCGGTTTCTATTTCTCTTCCGCTTTCTCCTGCAAAATAATTCCTCACAGAATCTAAACCTGAAAGAGCTGTTGAAATTTCATCAATGGTACTGGGTGCAATTTCATTTTTACCTATATCTAAGGCTTGCACCTCTATTACACTTTGAACCTTCCCAATAGTTATTTTAGAATCTGCGGAGATATCGTAAATATCATTCTTATCATCAGACTCAATAAGCATCAAACCTCCCCCTCCATCTGTAACACTCAAGCCGATAGCTGAAGATTCTACAATAGCTTTCAAACCTGCAACAATTTCATCTTCTGTAGCAGTACCGTCAGCAACGTAAGAATAAACATTACTGTCTATATAAAGTTTGTACGTGGCGTTGTCACTAACCGTTGTGATTGAAACTTGAATCCAATTTGTATTACTCTGACTAAGGAAATCACTATATAAAGTTTTAAGTATGATACCTGTTGAAGATTGTTTAACCTGAGTATCTATAGGGATCAATGTAGCGTTATCACCTCTAAAACTGACAGTGGCTGTTGACGCAGAAGCCCCCTTTCTCTCAACTCCAACTAAGGAAGACGCGTTATCTAAATCTACACCTTCAGCAACATTAACATTCGTAGAATTGTAAATGTTTTCCGCGACTTGCCAAAGCTCATCAGCCGCAGCTACAGTTAAACCTATTAATATGCTGTTAGGGGAATCTTCGCTAAGATCCGAATCTTGTCCAAAGTTATTCTTCCAATAGGTTTCCCCGTCATTTTTCAAATCTTCATTAGTTTTCCTATTGAAACCCGTAGGGGTGACACCAAAAGTCATAATATATAACAGTAATTTATAATAGTATAATGAATTAAATTTTATATAGAATTTAATTAAAAGACAAGCAAATCATCAGTTATAACCGTATTGTTAATTGATATGGCGTTGAAAGAATATAAAAGCTTTCTGTCGGTAGGGTCATAATCTATAAGGGATTCTGTCACCTCTCTAACACCCTCTATATTTAAAAGTTGATCTCTGAACAAACTTTCAACAACATTCAGATCTATGTTTTTAGTTCCCAAGATGTCTTGGAAGTAGGGTAACCCATGTTCAGAATTTAAATACCACTCATCTTTGAAAAATCTGAGCCTCACACCTATCCTTTGTAAAATCTCATTATCTGTATCAGTACCTGACAAGATGGTCAATCTTCTGTCAGTAAAATACAAATCGTTATCTGAATTTAATGCTAATGTACTCATAGTAATTTTTATTAAGTTACAGGTCCGGTCGTCCCTGTTCCTGAAGTAACCCCCGGATGAGTATGTGTGGCAAAGTCCTTGCCACCAATTAAAGCTGTCTGCCCGACCAATCCGGAAGTCGCTTCAACATTTTCGGCAGTCAATTTACCTGAAATAGTGACATCCCCTGTAACATCGACATCACCTGTAATATTTACATTATTCGCCGTTATATTAGCTTCGGTTGCGTTTATGTCAATAACGCCTGAAGGTTTTAATTTAATTTTCGACCCATCGTATTTTATTAATAAGTCTGTATTGTTTTCAGCTGACGAAGCCACCGAAAATGGGTTTAACCCCAGATGCGCAATTGCGTCAGTCAAATCATTTTGCCTAGGGTCATCTGGTGAAACCTCCCCGCCAACATTCAACCACTCTTCCAAGCTCCTTTCTGAAAATACCAGTAGCACAGTATCCCCTATATTTACGGGGAATGTGATTGAAGCACCTCCCGAAGAGGGATGAATTACCGGTACGTTGTGTATTATAGGTAAGATTACAACTTCCCCGTCATTATACGCTTGATTTAAAGCAGGTTGAACTTTAGCCCTTTGATTTTTATAATCGTACTTTACTATCTTACCAGGCATGCAGATGTGCATATCAGCAACCCTATTAGCCATGATGATGTTTAACAATTCTATTGTGTTCATTTCTCTATTGCTTTGATTACAGATCTCCAAGAACCTTCTTTGGTGTCCCCTACGAACTTCACAGCTTTAACATAAAAATCCCCGTCAACCTCCCCACCTTGAACCTTTATTAAAACTTTAGGTTGTATGGAAGGTATTATTAAAGAATTAATAAGCCACCCGTCTACAGCTTTGTCATTTTTAATTTTTGTTTTCACACCCATTTCTTTAAATCTTTTAGGTTTATCTAGTAGTCCTGTGGACGGAGATAAAAATTGAGCCGTGGTTTGAGTATTAGACTCGTTAGGTTTAGTAATGATTAACACATTATTAACTATTGTCCATTCATGATTCACCCTAGCTAGTACAGTATCTAAAGCAGTACCGGGGCGGCCCACAAAAGAGAAACCCTGCCTGTATGTATAGTTGGGGATATTTGAATAATCAGCTTTCGCTAGATTTAAATCACCCGCTATCTTATTTACGATTTGTTTCGTATTTGAATTTTCTACAAAAGATAAA